TGTAAATTGTTATTTTTTTACCATCCCATACATAAGGTACTCTACCTAACAATGAATTAACTTCTGTAATTTGTTGTAAGATATAGTATTGGCCAGCAGGTATTGGTATGAATTCATGTTGCGGATAATTACTTGGATAAACACTAAATACACCCATTTTCTCAGGAAGATACATAGGCGTTACAGGAAGTGTAACAAAACAAGTATCATCTATCCCGCCAACTACTTCAATGTTTTCATATGTAGCAATCATTACTCCATCTGGAATAGTAGCACCATCTATATTAAACGTCATATTAAACATCTCTACTTTAAGTAAAGTGTTTATAGCTGATTCTAATTGCTTTTCTATTTCTGCATCTTTAACCCTATCCCTGTTGCTTGGGTAACCCCCTGACAACACTCTTCGGATTCTTTCAATCATTTGTGATTTAGTAGTCATTTAATTCTTTTTAAGTTGTTGCAAATTGTTCTTTTGCTAATCCTGATACTTCTTCAGCACTTAAGTTCACACCAATATAAGATAATGCTCTTGCTATAATTTCCATCCAATACTCTTTACTAAACTCTAATTGAGTTGAAGTACCTGGGTTATATATAATAGCATTAGAACCAACAGGTATAGTATATCCAATTACAGGTGTAGTTGGTTTAGATATATAGTGGATTTCTAATGATTTACCAGTAGATAATTGAGTACGAGGATACAATTGAATATAATCACCATCAAAGCTAAATATAGGAGCATCAGATGTTACAGGATACAGAGTAGATTTTAATGCATCTACAACCTCCGAATTAAGATATTGGTCTACATTATTTTCTAACCCTGATACGCTATCTAATATGTTTAACCCAATAAAATAAGCATAATCGGGTATAGTAGTATCTATTGAAATAACACCATTTACAGTAATTCCTGTATTGGTAATTGTTTGTCTTTTTCTAAATGGTCTTAATGCATCTATAGTTAATTGATTAGAACCATAGTCTGGATTAGGTGCACCTCCTTTAGTGCCTGTTGATGTAGCTGGTAAACCCCAATAGTAATGGAATAAATTAGTTTGGGCAGCGTCTAATACTTGAGATACCTGGTCAGGAGACAAATAACCTCTACGGTCTTTATCACATATAAAATTTATAAATGTATATACGTCAAAAATATTAGTCATCTAAATAGGTATTATTTCACATAATACGCTCAAAACGACTATATACCGATAAGCTTTAGGATTGGTTTTCTTAACATAAATAGGATTAAAAAGGCTAATCCTAAATACAGTTTAAATAATGTTTTGTTTTTTCTTGCTAACTGGTTTTCTTTATCGTATATTTTTAACTCTAAAGCTTTACAAGAATCTATTAAAATAGCTTCTTTTGCTCTATCTACAATGACATGGGTAGTTTTTTTTTCAATGGTTCTTTCAGGTATCTTACCTAACCATTTAACCCATAATTGCCCATTGTCTAAATAAACGCTAAAGTTATTTACTATGGTATCTAAATGGCATTCTACAGGCATTAACACTCTAAAGCTGTCATGAATTACTGTATCTTTATAACGTACATTGTCTATAATAACTTCTTTCGTAACTGTGTCATTAGCGCATTCTCCACGGAGAATAACTTGTCTTTTAACTTGGTCATAATACTTAGGGCTACTAAGCACTCTTTTAACAGGGCTACAAGAATAAAACACGCTAATAATAACGCCCAATAAGAATATATAAATAGCTTTAGTGCCCATTGTTTATTTTTTACGCTTAATATTTTTTTTAATTTGGATAACATAATTAATTATAGCAAGTACTGAAACAATAACACCTAATATAAATGTTACATTAGTTTTATCTAAGTTAGCAACTATATTTAAAAATAAGCTTGCTAATAACCAATAGTGGTTAGTTGAAGAGTCGTTAGTAGATACTTCCATTACAATAAAATCTTTTTGTAGTTATTAAATCTTTCTAATCTGTCAGCAAGGCCATGAGTACCACCATTAACTCTTGTAGTTAATTTAATTAGTGTTTTATCGTCTCTTAAATTGTCAGTATCTGCTATTTTACTTAAGCCATTTTTATTCCAGAACCAAATAGCACTTAGTCCTGCAAATTCATCATCGGCAACTATATCTGGGTTGTCGTACACTTCGTTGTTTTTTATATCTTCAGAAAATTGTTTATAATTGTTTTTACCTGTTAACTGGATATATCCACGACCTTTATACTTCCAACCATCACCACTTTTCTCGTCACCATTACCCATACGATTTGCATAAACCCTGTTTGCTATCTTTTCAGGTTGTCTATGGTAAGCTTCTGCTGATGCTGATGTAAAGTACTTGGGAAATACCTTAACTAAAGATTCTTTACTATAGTTTAAATTCTCTGATTTAAATTTAAACCCACCTGACTCGTGAGCAACTTGTGCTAAAAAATGAGCAGCCCTTAATGGGGTATCAATGCCATGAGCTGGCATTTGGTCAATAAGTGCCTGAGGCACAATACCTTTAAGTTTATCAAACATAGTAAATAATACGCCCATAAAAAAACCCTATATGACATTTCATATAGGGATAATTTTAATTGAAATACTTGAAAGGGAAGTAGAAACTCCCCCGTTCAAGATTTCAACACAAACACAATCTTAAGCTTTAGCTTTAGCTTTAGTTTTACTTAGTAATGACAACAACTCTTGATGTACGTCTTTACCATTTTTTTCTTTAGATGCCCAAGAAGCATAAGCGTCAATTACTTCTTCTTCTTCAATATCAACAAGTCTCATGATGTCTCCGTTAGAATCAGACCATTTTAACTTTCTTTCTTCTTCGTCAATGTATACAACTTCTTTAGCAAGAGCTAATGATATATATGATTTAATATCAAAATGTTTATCTTTAATTCTATCCATAAAAGATTCAGAATCTTCATGGGCAAAACTTTCAATATTGAAACGCACTTCTTCTTCTGTTAAGCCTTCAAATTCATATCCTAACAATGCTGAGAAACGTGGTAAATCTTCTTTTGCAATATTACCTGCAATTTTGATTGCTTCCATTTTATTTCTCAAGTCGTTACGAGCTTCTCTTGCTTCAGCTTCAAAGTCAACTCTTTCAAGTATTGGATGAACATTTTCATCTCTATTTGGGTTAGCTAAATTGAATGATGCTAATTCCAAATATTGAAATAATTCATCATCAGCAGCATTACCAATTGTTAAATTTAAATATCCTGCATTAGCTTGTGGTTCAACCCATACTCTTCTAACCATGTTAGGAATTGGATTGCCAAAAGCATCAACACCAGATACTAACCCTATTTCAATCCAGTCGTTATTTGCTTTATCAAAAAAACGAGAAAAGCAAGGAATCATTAGTTTTGCTTTAAATACAGGTAAATCTGTCTCGGATAAAGGGTCGTTATAATAATCAAGGAAACGATAAGTTACTATAGTTCCTCTTTTAGGTAATTTAGGCATATATTCCGCTGGAATATTATTGTAGATGCCCACATGTTTAAGTGCCATATAATTGTTTGTGTTTTAGTTTGTGTTAAAGTTAAGAAAAGAAGGGGATATTTCTATCCCCTTTTCTTCTTTTGTTTTTATTAGAATCCGTTAACTTGGATTTTAGCAAAACGGTTAGGAGCAAATACTTCTAATCCAATGTTTGAAGTCCAAGTAGTAGTTAAACTCATTTCTTGGTTAGTTGGAGTTGGAGCAAGAGCACCAGTCATAACTTCAGCAGTTTCCGCAGAACCTAAACCTGGAGTAGGTTGTGGTTGGTAACGATAACGGAAGTAATCAGCCATTCCACCACCAACAGTTTTAACTTTACCCATTGGCATGAAGTAAGCAGATGTAATTACGCTTGAACCTGTGTAAGCCATAACATCTTGGTTAGATAATACTTTAAACGCTTTCAAATTGAAAGTAAATCCACCATGTTTGAATTTCTCAACTTCTAAGTCAACTTCACGACCATCAATCATGATACGACCTGATTGGATACCATTTTGATAAGAAGGACCACCAACTACTGGAGTACTTGTAGCAACACCAGAAGAAGGTAAGTTTTTCAAGAAGTCAGAAATAGTAGCAACAGTTGCATTAGAACCTGCAATCATATACTCCATTGGAGAACGAGCAGCAATCAACTGAGCTTCAATGTTAGTTAAGTCAGCTAAAGTGAATGCACCAGCAGTAGCAGTACTACCATTGATACCATAACTTGTAATATAGCTATCCATACCACGAGTAGTTTGAGTAGCATAACTTTGAACAGCAGGATAGTTAACAGAAGCAGTACCTTGGAAAGTAGCAGAAGATGCTTGACCTAACCACAATGCTAATGAAATATCACCACGGTGTTTTTGTAAAGATTGAATGTTTTCGTAAGGTAAGATATATGGTTTACCTTGGAATTCTAATTCAATTTTTGACATGTTTTGAACGTCAGTAATTCTCATTGTATTTCTGAAAATCTGAGTTTGGTTTGTCAATTTGTTAACTAACCAACGACGTTGTTCAGGAGCATCAGAACCCTCAGGTTGAGCATTTGAGAACGCAGATAGTTTGTTACCAGCAGCAGCAGTTAAGTTGCTACCATCAACTGAAGTAACAGTAATTTGACGAGCAGAAGCACCTTTTAAAGAAACTTGACCTACATTACCGTTAGTTGTTTTAACTAAGTCACGGTTTAAGATAAAGTTATAAGATGCATTACCTGCTGTAGTATTAGCAAAAGTAATAACTAATGTAGTAGTACCAGAACCAGTAACTGTAGCACCTGTTAAATCTAACAAGTTGTACAATTTGTCATTATACATGCTATAGTAGATTGGCATAGAAGTGGTTTCTTTTTTACCAGCTAACCATAAGAAATCTAACCACTCAGCATCGTCTTGAGTGTCTACTAATTGTTTGTAAATATCACGTTGGTCTAATAAAGACGTAGAAGTGATTAAGTTTGAATTACTCTGGGAGACGTAAGGTTTATCTACAGCACCAGAAGTTGAATAACCGAAAGGTAAATTGCTACCTGTAATTGGTGTACTTGGCATTTTGTTTAGTTTTTAAAAAGTTATTGTTTAAAATGAAAATGGTTTCCCATCTATTGATTTAATTTTAAGTGGATTACTACCTGATGGAATAGATATGTTATCTGACACTTTTGTGTTTTTTAACTCATCATAGATTATTTTTTCTCCTTGAGAGCGACCAAGATTGATTAGTGCTTTTTCAACCCCTTCCATACTTGCAGCATAATTAGCTACCTTATAGAATTTGTTCATATCCACTTTTCCATCTTCGCCAACAAACATAGAGAAAAACTTATTGCTATCTACAGCTAAACTTTTTAAGTCTACGTTTTGGTTAACTTCGTAATTTAACTTTGTATCCCCTACACCGTATTGCAACAATCTACTTGTCTCAAGTTGTTTAGTTGCTGGGTGTTCAGAAACATACCCGTTAAATTCTTCCACTAACTTTTGCTGTTGAGCTTGTTGCTCTTGCAATTTTGCCTCTATACTATTAGGGTTGAACTTTGGTTGGTATTGAGCCTGCTCAGCTTTTAATCCCTCTCGGATTCTTTCAACTTGCTGTTTCAATAACAACTTACCTACCCTTTCATCAGATTCGTCACCCGAACCCAAATTAAATTCTCTTTGTAGTTTCTTTTCAAGTAAAAGATTAAAATCATCTGGATCTAAAGAAGGGAATTGTTTTTGCAATTCCATACCATAAATCTCCTCATCACTCATAGCATCATAATCAATGTTTGTTGCAATTAAAAACTCATCTAAAGATTGGTTTTTATATGCTTCTACTAACTTCTTAAAATACTCATCTTCTTTTACTCCTAACAAGTCATAAGGGTCAACTTCAACTTTTGCAGTTTCATCTTTTGGCTCGTCCCTATATATTACGCCCTCATTTTCCACAACTGGCTCACTTGCAGTTTGTTGTGGTTCTACCTGGGTTTGTTCTTGCACTTGCTCTTGTGGAGCTTGATTAAAGATACTTTCTGGTTCTTTATAATCAATCCCTGATGAT